TCCAAGACCGTATTGTAGGGTCTAACACTCTTCACGATTTCCAAATACGTGACGAGGAACGAGCTATGTTTGAACTGAAAGAGTTTGACAAAGCTTCTGATGACCATAACATATTTGATAACTATGACACATTCAGTATTATTGATAGGCAGGGTAGGAGAACTTTCTAATGGCACTCATCAGTCAATCTATCCCCAACCTAATCAATGGGGTATCTCAACAGCCGCCATCTCTACGCCTTAATACACAGGCAGAGCTACAAGAGAACGGCCTGTCTAGTGTGGTCACAGGTTTGTCTAAGCGTCCTAGTACACAGCACGTAGCTGATTTAGGCGTTATCTCAAACCTAGACAAAGCTTTTATCCACACTATTCGTAGAGATGAGAATGAGTTTTATTCTCTAGTGATTGACACAGCAGGTACTATTCGTGTGTTTGATAAGGATGGTTCATCACGTACTATTACTAACAGCGCAGCTTCATACCTATCGGGATTGACTGACCCTAGTAAAGAACTTGCTGCTGTATCTATCGCAGACAATACCTTTATTGTAAACAAGAATATAACTGTAGCACAAGGTACTACAACGTCACCTGCTCGTAACCCAGAAGCACTGGTGTATGTCAAACAGGCTGACTACTCTTCTACATACAGACTAACTTTAACCAAAGGTTCAAGCACAAGCACTGTAGAATTTGCTACTAAGTCTAGCACACAGTCAAGTACATCATTAACACAGAACGCAGAGCGTGGTGCATCAACTGATTTTATTGCAGAGAACTTAAATACGTTTAGTGGTACAGGTGTAAACAGCACATACTATGATAACATTACTAATGGTTCTGCTGTCACTGGTCTAACGATTACTCGTTATGGCTCAGTGCTACATATACAATCCACAGATACCACAAACTTTCAAGTAACTGTAGGTGATTCACATGGTGGAGACCATCTGCTACTATTCAAAGATACTACACCTGACTTTAAAAAGTTACCTGTTGAAGCACCTAATGACTTTGTTATTGAGGTAGCAGGGGATAACCAGAAAGCACAGGATGATTACTACGTCCAGTACAACAACGGTGTATGGAAAGAAACAGTAGAGCCTAATATCATTATTGACTTAGATGCTAGTACCATGCCACATAAACTGGTAAAAGATACTAGTGCTAACTTTACATTTAGTACACAGTCCTACGAAGATAGAAAGATTGGTAACGATGATACCAACCCCTTCCCTTCCTTTGTAGGTTTCAAGCTAGCTGATATTTTCTTCCATCGTAATAGACTAGGACTACTAGCTGATGAGAATGTTATCTTCTCTCGTGCAGGTGAGTTTGTAGACTTTGACTTCTTTCGTAAGTCAGCACTAACCATTGTAGACAGTGACCCCATAGATGTGGCAGTGTCCTCTAACAAGGTTAGTATACTTAAACATGCTGTACCGTTTAACGAGAGCCTACTGCTCTTCTCAGACCTCACACAGTTCAAGGTAACAGGAGACCCTGTACTTACCCCTGAGACTATCAATGTTGCTAACACAACAGAGTTTGAGGCATCCCTGAGAGCCAAGCCAGCACAGTCTGGTAAGTACGTATACTTTGCTTCCAAGCGTGGCGTATGGTCAGGCATGTGGGAGTACTTTGTAGATAGTGACACAGACACTAACGATGCTAGTGAGATTACATCACACGTACCTGAATACATTGACGGTGAGGTAACAAATATTCAAGCATCGTCTAACGAGGATATGCTCATACTACAGTCTAGTAACGATGCACAAGCTTTCTATGTGTACAGGTACTACTGGCAGGGTAGAGAGAAGCTACAGGCTTCATGGTCACGTTGGGTATTTGATGGTGATGTCATAGGTGTATCATTCAACCTAGCAGATATCTACATACTTATTAAGCGTGGTACTAATCTATTCCTAGAACGTATTAACCTGTCTGTTGATGATGCTACAGGATACACTGACGGTAAGTTCTCTGTTCATCTAGATAGACGTGTAAGACTAGAAACATCAGGCTTGACAACCGTACCTTATACTGATAGTAATACTATTTATATAGCACAGGATGGGGGTATCATACCTCTGTCATCTGTAGCAGGTAAGCTGTCTGCTGGTCAGGTAGTGTTTGCTGGTATACCTTTTACATTTAAGTACCAGTTCTCTGAGCCTGTACCTAAGATTAACAACAACCCTGTAACTACAGCAGACCTGCGTATTCGTAACTGGTCTGTGGTGTATAACAATACAGGTTTCTTTACTGTCAAGACTACACCTGCTAGACGTGCTACCTATACACGTACCTTTACAGGACGTATTGTGGGTGGTGCTGCTAACATACTAAACAAGGCTGCTATTGATAGCGGTACATACCAGTTCGGTGTAGTAGGTAACTCAGACACAGAGATTGTTATAGAAAGTGATAGTCACCTACCTGCTGCTTTTCAGAGTGCAGAGTGGGAAGGCTTCTACGTACTACGTTCAAGGAGAATGTAATGAAGGCTCATGTGAGGAAGAGTGTCCAAGCTGACGTTGATTGGTTGAAGGATAACCTAAGACCAGAAGACAAAGCAGAGGTGACAGCCTCACATGGTAGCCCTGAAAAAGCATTACAACTAGGTCTTGACGAGTCAGACGAGTGTTGGACTTTTCTTGTAGAAGAGACTAACGAGATTGCAGGTATGTATGGTGTAGGCGCAGAAGGAGTTGTATGGCTTCTTACTGCCCTACCTATTACAAAGATACAGATACCTTTCCTACGTGGTTCACGTAAGTGGGTAAGAGATATAAACAAGAAATACCCCCTACTTACTAACGCTGTTGATGCAGACTATCAGGTAGCTATAGATTGGCTACGCTTTGTCGGCTTCACATTTATTAAACGACACGAAACATGGGGTGTAGGAAACAAACCCTTTTTAGAATTTGTGAGGATAGACAATGGCTGACCCATATACCATGCTAACTATTGGTAAAAGCGTCATGGGTTTTATTGATGCGAACAATCAATACAAACAACAAGAATATGCTTTTCTACGTAACAGACAAGATGCTGCTATAGCACGTGACCAGAGTGTTGCTGCATTAAATAAACGAGCAGCACAAGAGATGGAAGCATCTGCTGGTAAACAGCTAGAATTAGAGCTTCAAGCTTTACAAGAAGCTGAAACTAGAAAAGTAGTTTCTGGTGAAGCAGGTGTAACAGGACAGACAGAAGATTTAAAACTAGCAAATGTAGAGGCTCGTGAATTACGTGCCAAAGATGTTATATCTGGTAATTTAAATATGATGCTAGACCAGATAGAAGAGCAAAAGATGGGTGTAAACGCTCAGATGAAAAACCGTATTAATAGTATGCCACGTGGACAAAAGCCAAATATTATGGCTCATGCTATTGGCGCAGCAGCCAGTGCTTACGCAGCAGAGGCTGATGTTACAGGTAAGAACTTATTTACAGGTAAGGCACTAGCAAAGACTATGCCTAACTATGTAGTACCTGCTACGGCAGGGTTTTCTGGACTTACAGGTAATTCTCCTGCGTTCCCTTCAGTATTTAATCAATAGAGGTTAGTATGGCACAAAGACCACAGGTAAGACAGTTTCAAGCTCCTACTCAGGCTGACATAAGACCTGCTGCTAGTCCTGTTGATACGTTTGTAGCACCAGCAAAAGAAACTACACAACCTAGTCCTTTATCTCAGTTTCTAACTGCACTAACGCCAGCTATAGAAGCAAGTGCTAATCAGCGTAAAGTTGACAGATTAAAAAGAGAAAAAGAAATTGCTGACGGTGTAGCTACAGCTAAAGAAAACCAGATAAGGCAACAAGCAAGAAAATTCATGGGTACTATTGCCCAAGATTTTATGGTTAATGAAGAAGCCTATAAAGAAGCAGAAGTTGCTGACGTATATGAACAGATTAGAGCGTCTAAAGAACAGTACATAGGAACGCTAGAAGAAAGTGGTGTAGATAATTTACTTGTCTTAAAATTTGATGACATGATTGAAGAGGGTACAGAAGCATTTATGCAGGGTACTCTGAGACCTGCTAAGTACACTCATACTCAGGGCAAGTTACTCGATAATTTTGCAGACGGTGTGCTAGATATTAATAACAATTTTAATCTAGGTCTATATAAAAAAGAAGATGGAAGCTTAGACCCTGAAGGTGCTATGGCAGACATTGCAGAAATGTATACTACATTTCATAAAGACAATGACGATTTCTTTACTCCTTCAGATAATAAAGTAAATGCTGTTCTTGATAACTTAGTAACAGATATGAAAGACTCTCAGCCTTTTTCTATCATTGGGCAGTATATGGAGTCTACAGTACATTCTAAGGGTCAGTACGGTACTAAAGCCCTCTTTGCAAAATCGTATGATGATTTGAAACAAGCAAGAGCAACAGTTACTAAAAAGAACGCTGAAGCTACTGCTAAAGCTACTGCTCTTGTGAGTGTGGTAGAGGATGCTTTTGCTACACAAAGTGTCTCAGCAGTAAAGGATAGAACGTATATAAATCCTACTACCAATAGAGTTACTAAAATAACTAAGGATGAAGTTGAAGCAGCTATTCTATCTTCTCCAGAGTATAAAGCTATAAAAGGGTCTGGAAACAAATTAGCATTTTTAGCTAAAGTAGATATTGTACCAACTAAACTTAAAAATATAGTGTTAGACGGTGTGAAGTTTACAAATAAAGGAAACACACCTACGACTCCTGAAGACCTGACGATGATTGAAAACGCTACCAACCAGTACCAAGCTATGAAGAACGCTGGTATGGATATGTCTTGGTTAGGTGAAGATGCTAGAAAGAAGATGGACGCTCTTCATTATATTGCACAAGATATGGGAATGGTAGGTGAGGTTATTGTAGAAGACCAAACGGCTGGCTTTGGTTTTAATGAGGTATTTGAAGAGACACAGATTTATACCTCTAAACAAGACTTTAGTAATGCTGCCACAATCGTACAGATGATGGACGATTTTAAAGGTATGCCTAGTGCTAAAGATTTCTCAGAAGAAGTCACTGATGGCTTAAAAGCTAGTTGGTATGCCGATTGGTTTGGAACTGAGTTAAATGAAGTATTTAACACCGAAGCTTTAACAAGAGATATTGTAGAAGGAGCTTACCAGTTATACTCAACAGGGGCTTATCAAAATATTGAGCAAGCTGCAAAAGTAGCTGCTAATATAGCAAGAGATGATTACAAAATTGTTGACTCTTCTGATGGTACTGCTTATGCTTTTAAGCATTTAAACACCGATTACACAGCTACTATGGATGTAACACAAACTGTAAATGATTATAATAAAGTATTGCCTTCTCTTGTGTCTAATGCAATGTTTGCAAAACACTCTTTAAAAGAAGGAGAGTTTGCAGTAGGATTGTATCCTGATATAGCAAACCCTAATGCTGTGGTTATTAGAGCCTACGATACTAGTGGTGATGTTCCTATATTTCTAGGTACATTAGGTGGACAAATGGACAAGAGAACATTGTTCACTGACGAACAACAGCTTAACATGCTTGTAGCTAAATCATTAGAAGTTGCTAACATACAGCCTGTTACTACGTATACTAATGACGATGTTACTTCTAATGTAGATTATAATATTAGAAAAGCATTAGAAAATACAGCAGTAGAAACTTCATCAGCTAGAAATCAACTTATGCCTAGCACTGTTATGACAAGAGAACAACGCTTGGTTATTGCAGAAGAACAAAGGGCTAGAGCAGAAGAACGTAAAAACCTAGCAGAAACTATTGGTAGCTCTATTGATGAAATTACAGCAGACGATGTTGAAGCTGTTGCAGACGAGATTGGCGATGAACAATCTAGCTTACTATCTGACGCAGTAGATACTCTTGCATCCGCAGGTACTGCTATAGCTAGAGAGTTTGGCGGTATTAAACAAGCTGCTGCATCTACATTGATAGAGGACGAAGGTTTCTCTTCTACACAGTACGATGACATGGGACAACCCTCAGTAGGTCATGGCTTACAAGTAGCCTCACTAGAACCAGATGAACGTGCGTTGATTAAAGATATTAACAACGTACAGGAAGATGAGTCTAGGGCTGTTGTACAGTTAAAGGTTGAAAAGACTGCTAACTACTTCTCTGAAACAGTAGAAGGTTTTGAGAACTTACCAGCGTCTGCACAGTCTTCTATGATTCAAATGGGTTATCAACTTGGTAGGTTTAATGTTACTAAGGAATGGCCTAAGTTTATGGAAGCAGTTAAAGAAGCTACTACATATGCAGAGGGTTCTGCTGAACAATTAGCTGCTCTTGGTAAAGCGAAGTTTAACATGCTATATAACATGGCAGAGGATGGTACTATAACAGCTACTAAGTGGGCTACTCAGACTACCGATAGAGCTATGAAAGTAGCTGAAGGTATGGTAACTGATGCTAAAGCAGCAGGGGCTGGTATTGTAGAAGCTATATCAGAAGCTGTACTTCCTAGTGCTGAAGCATCTACAGTAACACCTGTTAACGTAGGAGAACAGCCTAAGGGTGAGAATGTACTTGCTTTGGCTAAGTCACCTGACTTTATTTCTGCTGCCCTAAAGTATATGGGTATCAATGAAAGAAGTAAAGAAGGCGCAAAGATGGTAGAAGGTATGTTTAATGCCATCGTGGGCGGTAAAGCTTTTAAAGGTACACCTGAGGAAGTTGCCAAAGCTAACGCTTGGTGTGCTGCTTTTATCGCAACAGTCCTTGCTGACGCAGGTATAGACGCTAATAAACTTATGGGAACAACCGATAAGTATGCAGCTACTCGTACTAAGAACTACTTAAAAATAGGAAAGCCTGTAGACGTAGCTAATGCACAAGCTGGTGACATTATGATTAAGGTTCACACTAAAGCAGAAAGAGACGAATACTTTAAGGACACAGGTGAAAAACTACAAGCCTTTGGTCACGCAGGTATTGTTGTACGTTCTGAGGACGGTGAACTGTACTTTGTTGGTGGTAACACTGGCGATAAAGTAAAATTCTCATCCTATAGTCACGACAAAGACTTACGTATTCGTAGGATAGATGGCGTAACTAAACCAGACGTAGATAACCTACCATCCATACGTGAGATGAAGTGGGGTGTCGCAGGTACTGCGGTAGATAAACTAGAAACAGCATGGACGAGTATGATTGACTTTTTCAACTAAACAAAAGAAGGTAAGGTATTTATGGCTCTAAAATTTCAGGACGATTTGTTAAAAGATTTAAATCTTGAAGCAGTAAATATGGATACCTTACCTATTGCTACAACAGTAGATGAGGCAGCAATTACTAGACAGGAGATTGAACTAAACTCACAAGTAGCATCTAATACAAACTTCTTTGGTAGCTTGGGTAAAGGTATTCAAGAAGAATGGATAGGTGGTACAGTTGTAAATAATTGGGATAGAATTACTAGTGCATCTGGTAAGCCTATCTCAAAGTTCACTCCTGAGTTAGTAAAACAACTAACTATTGGACTAGAAGATAGAAATGCTGTACGTGAAGTATTAGAAGATGCTCAGATTAATGGGTTAAATAGTGCTATGCTAACACGTGAGTCTTATCTTAAAACTCAATCAAATCTTAAGTATATTGAGAGAGATGGATTTTCAGGTACATCAGCACATGTACTAGCCATGCTAACAGACCCTGCTGAGTGGGCTGGTATTTGGGCAGCATCTGCTGCTGCTACCACAATAGGTACTCCTCTTGCTGGTACTACTGTATTCATGTTAGGGGCTGGTAAGAAACTTAGAGGTGCTTACAAAACTGCTACAGCAGCAGGTATTGCATCAGCAGAAGCAGCAGTCTTTGAGGGCATACGTGCTAAGTATCGTTATGATATTGATGGCGGTGATGTAGCGGTAGCTATGGGACTTAGTGCTGCTCTTGGTGGTACGTTTGACGCTGTGTCTACTACACTTATTCGCAACGGACAACGCCAAGCCCTAGCTGGTAAAGTTGCACGAGGAGAAGAGTTGTCAAAAGTTGAACAACGCTGGTACGATGAAAACAATGCTGACGCTTTGACACAGAAAATTATTCAAAGAGAACTAGATGGTCAGAAGTTCTTAGAACAAGTTGACGGTATACCTACCCTTAACGCTGCTGACGTAACAGACGAAGCAGCAGAAGCTATCCCTGAGATTGCCAATGTTAATCTTTTATGGTCTATGGATAAGTTACGTAAACTTAT